GGCTAAATACAGTATTACAGCCACCCTGGGCTAGTCCTCCCCACTCTCTAGCCCACTCTTAAAAAAATTATACTTTAACCTCCACGTTAAATTAACTACCTGCGAAAGCAGTATAAGTTCCTCCGAACTTGAACCTTATCTGAGTTGTGCCGTCTCCTATATCGTAGAAGTTTAGGCCAACTTTTTGTCGTCTCAAGAACGGTCCTGTGTGACCGACGAGTCCTTCGTAGCAGAGGAATACCGAGATGGCTCTGGCCAACTTGATACTCCATGGTATGTTAGTGTTGACTCCTCCCAATGCTTCGTTAGTGGATTCTCTGACCATGCTTGAGACGCTTGTCCCAGCTGGTGGAGCTGGGCTCCCTGCGGGCAACAAATACCAGTTTTGATCAGCGATCCCAGGAATGAACGTCGCCCCACAATGGACGTTTGCATTTGGGCAAGGCCCGTATGTGAGGGGACCTGTTGCCCCGTATGAATTCCACCGTGTTGTCCAACGACGTTCGGTTGCCCATGCAGCTTCATTATACAACCTGTAGCTTGGTTGTATAGGTCCAATGCCGAACAGTGCCCTGAAGTGATTTATGACCTTTATGTTCCATAAGTCAACTTCCCACGATTTTGGATATCTTGGATTAGCAAAAGGCGGCGCGGCTTCATACAGTTGTCGTAGACCGCGCATCGTATTAGAAGTTGGAAACACCCAATTGCATATTTGAGCCTTTGTTTTGCCTGTTACGTCATAAGGAGTTCCGTCCCATGTTGCCGAAGACCACGCCGCTGCTGTGATCCACCCTATACCCGCTGGTGCGTGTGATGTCACACTTGGCACTCCCGCTATTGTGTCATTGAATGTCCCGTCGACGTTCTGTCTATGGAAGTAGTATGGTCCTGTGTAGGACGGATGTTCAAATCCTTGCGGCGCTCTTGGTGAATAACCCCACGGTGCGCCCGCCCATATCATTTGACCGTCCCATGTTTCATCTGCTGTATCCGGTGTGCCGCCGTCTTCATTAGGACCCTCCGGCATTGGCGGCCCGAGTTCAGTCCCAGTCCTCGTTTTGGACATTTCATCACCTCTCTCACTGTCATCATCACTGTCTATGTATTGATGCCATAAATATCCATTGTAGTATCGAGACATGCCTGTACGATACACTTCTCGCCGTTTGATGTCTGGTAGGCGTACCTATGGTCGTCGCACCGGACGATATTATGGACGAAGACGCGGCTTTCTTGCAACCGGACGTATTGGGTCTTCACACTTTAGTGCCTGTGCCGCAGTTTACAACAACCCCTTTTCTACCGCTACCACTAACCCCAAAATCCCGGATGGCAAAGTTTATGCCTCTACAGGGGTTCGCCTTCAATCTGTTCGTGAAGTAGCGAACGATGATAACGGCAATATGGATATTTTGCTGTTTCCTGGTTTGAACAACGGCTGTTGTATTTCTTCTGCCGATACCACCACGGCTGTGGTGAGCATGCCTTATCGGGACCATGGAATGTTTGAGTCTGGACCCTTGCCTTCTACTCAAATCGCCGCGTCCATTCACAAATGGCGTATTGTATCCCAAGCGTTGAAGATCACGCTCGTTAACAACTCAGATGAAAATGACGGTTGGTTTGAAGCTATTCGAATTCAAGGTTCCAGCGATTCTGGCTTTCTACCAACGTCGCAATTAGACGATACACCACCCGGCGTATATGTCGCATCAGGCGGTGCAGATCCGTTACCTATGGTAAGCTCGACCAATTTGGTCGAGCATCCTACCTATGTGACTGGAAAGCTCCGCGATATCCATCGGTACATGTTTCATCTGATGCCCCAAGGAAACGATCATGAATTCAATGTCATGCCTCGTGAAGTCACGACCAATGAACAATTTGTTTCTGCGTGTCTCGACAATGAGAGCTATGACGCAATCTTTATTCGGGTGCACGGCCGTGCTGGTGCGGCTCCCACTCGACTTATGCTTCACGTTATTTCCAATCAGGAAGTCGTATACGACGAGTCTTCCTTTATGACTCGATATCACAGCGAGGCCAAGGGAAACGCGACCGCGTTTGCTCGAGTGAAAGCATCTCGCCAGCAGAAACCTGCCAATTCTCTTGCTGGTCTCATTCCTATGGCCCGGTTGCAACAAGCACGTTGGGGATGAGTTTTCAAGATCAAAGTAAACGTGCTAAATTTCTGACTAATGCTTATCAACGCAATTACGATTGGTTGTCTGGTGATGGTCCCGCTAGGGGTCAAGAGGCCATCACCTATGGTTCTAAGTTCGCAGACTATGAATTAGAGAAAGGTTTTGCCTCTGCATACGCTAATAAAGATGGTTATGCTATTCGTAAGAATCCTATATCTCGTAAGAACGAGATGTACGTTCGCGGCACTAATCTGAAAGGGTACGGGCGCGAATGGCTCTCAAATGCCCTTGAAGTCCTTCCTCGCGGCGTCGCCGTCTCCCTCGGTTTAGCTGCGCCTCAAGAGCTCTCTCTACGAGCAAGGCGAAGGTATGCATCCTATCTCGATTCCGTTGCAAAGCGGAACGGTGTTGATGCGGTTCTAGGACATTCTCGGGGCGCTGCAGTAGTGTCGGATATGACATTTCGTAAGCGTAAGGTTGGTGTCGATGGTGCGATGATTCTTGGAAAGCGCGGCCGGCGTGGTTTCACCAACTATCGTCAGTCACAACCGTTTGATGCTTTTATCGGTATTGGAGCAGGCAAGACGAAAAAAGTGAGAGGGCCGTGGAACCCACGGTCCCGTAGATTCCATAAAGCGTATCTTTATTAGTTCTTTAGTGTTCCTAAACGTGTGTTCGTTGGTGTTCCATACACGACTGCGAAGTCGAATGTGTTCCTAAACGTGCAATTACAACGCGCGGTGCGGCGGCTTGTTAGCCGCCGCGCATCGATGCATGAGCCCATACCTGCCAAAAGTCAACATCTCGCACGCGTTCCATGTCGAAAGCGAAGAATTGGTGTTTCACCTTGAACAACTATGACGCTGAACGACTGGTTGTCTATGCTTCGCACTTTGCTCGTGGAGGGGTTAAATATCTTGTCTATGGCCGAGAGGTTGGTGACACTGGTACTCCTCATTTGCAGGGGTTTATCAGTTTCTCTCATCGAAAGTCCCTGCACCAGACCAAAGAGTTCTTAACCGGCAACCCTCATGTTGAGATTGCTCGTATCCTTCCTGCTGCAATTGAGTATTGCAAGAAGGATGGGGAATACGAGGAGTACGGTGAGATGGTGTTTAACGACGGGAAGCGATCGGAGCTTGACCGTTTCAAAGACTCTGTGAAGGAAGGTTGCTATGATATGAAGGTGCTTCGTGAGGTTCACAGCAACGTGTGCGCCCGCTATCCCAACTTTGTTCATGACTTCGTGAAGGATCATGAGCCCATGAAGGAGGTTCAGGAACATGAGTTGCGTGATTGGCAGACGCAAGCAAAGGCTATTCTTGACTCCGAGCCCGATGACCGTACGATCCATTTTGTTGTTGACTCTGTTGGGAATTCTGGAAAGACTTGGTTTGCTCACTGGTATTGCTCGAAACATGATGACGCTCAGGTAATTGTACCTGGGAAGAAAGCGGACATGGCTTTTTGCCTGGACCCGACGATGCGTGCTTATTTTGTGGACGCCCCGAGGTCGAAGCAGGGCGAGTACATCCAGTACGACTTTTTGGAGGAAGTAAAGAACGGCTTTGTCTTTTCCCCGAAGTACCAGTCACGCGTGAAGCGTCTTAAGAAATGTCACCTCTTCGTTTTCATGAATGAGGCGCCCGATATGACAAAACTCTCAGAGGATCGATATAACATAATTCAAGTTTAGCATGGATCGTCAACGCCGCCCTCGCCGCCGTACTGTTCTTGCTAGGGATCTTCTTCTCCTTACTCAGTATGAGCTCGCCTCCCAGTGCATCATTGAACTCCGAATCATCCAAGAGTCCAATCGTCGCCGCATTACTGGTGATACTCTCCGTCTCGTTGATCGTGCTTTTTATTCTATCAGGCCTGATCTTAGGGCAGGTCTCACGCTTGTCCACGCCCGACGCGCCCGCGCTGCGTTCATCCGCCTCTGCGTCAACTTGGGCGTCAACGACAGCCACTTTGACACCCACACCCGACTTTAGTCAGTGGGATGTCCGTCAGATTGATGACGTCGATCCTACGTATGGGTATCCTTAACCCTACTCGAGGCCCAGGGTGGCTAAATACAGTATTACAGCCACCCTGGGCTAGTCCTCCCCACTCTCTAGCCCACTCTTAAAAAATTATACTTTAACCTCCACGTTAAATTAACTACCTGCGAATGCAGTATAAGTTCCTCCGAACTTGAACCTTATCTGGGTTGTCCCATCTCCCAGATCATGGAAGATCATTCCGATCTTCTCCCTTCGTAAGAAGGGCCCTGTATGCCCCACCAAGCCTTCGTAGCACAGGAACACCGAGAGCGCCCTTGCTAACTTGATGGACCACGGTATGTTCGTATTCACGCCTCCGAGCGCTTCGTTTGTTGATTCTCTGACCATCGTCGAAGCTCCAACAGTCGCTCCGACGTTTCCTGGCAACAACCAGTTTTGGTCTGCAATGCCGGGAATAAACGTAGCTCCGCAATGGACATTTGCGTTGGGGCATGGTCCGTATGTAAGCGCACTTGACGCTGGATACGAGTTCCACTTGGTCGACCATCTTCTCTCTGTTGCCCACTGGGCTTCATTGTAGAGCCTGTAAGATGGCGTTATCGGTCCGATGCCGAATAATGCCCTGAAGTGGTTGACCACCTTGATGTTCCACAAGTCTATCTCTCCCCAAGTTGGATATCTTGGGTTTGCGAAAGGCGGTGCTGCCTCGTACAGTTGACGCAGCCCCCTCATTGTGTTTGATGTTGGAAATACCCAGTTGCATATCTGAGCCTTCGTCTTTCCCGTCACATCGTACGGAATACCGTCCCATGTTGCTGACGCCCAAGCTGCTGGTGTGATCCATCCTATACCCGCTGGTGAATGGTTTGTAACGCTCGGCACGCTCGCTATGGTGTCCTTTTGGAGAGTTTGAATACCTCCATATATAGGCCCCGTGTATCCTGCCACGCCATTCTGATACCCTTGTGCGTTCCTTGGGGTGAATCCTCGGACACTTCCTACATACGATTCTATATAGTTTGGGTTGAATCCACTTGATGTTACCGTAACGGTCCCATCCCATATTTCAGCTCCCGTGTTGGGAGTCCCGCCGTCGTCTATCGGTCCATCTGGCAAAGGAGGTCCTTGCTCAGTCCCGGTCCTTGTTTTGGACATTTCATCGCCGCATTCACTGTCACTGTCCGACGACACATATTGATAGTATTCATAATATACTGGCATGGCGTACTATAGCCGACGGTTGATCCCAGGTCGGCGCACCTATTCGCGAAGGCGCGTTGGTCGCTATCGCCGAGGTGCTTACCGCCGTGGATTTGTGAGCGCTGGGCGAGTTGGCAAGAGCCACTTTTCAGCCTGTTCTGCGGTTTATCACAACCCGTTTTCCACGGCCACCACAAATCCAAAGATCCCTGATGGCAAGACATATGCTTCCACTGGTTTGAGGCTACAAGCCGTTACTGAGATTGCCAATGATTCCACCGGGCCTATTGATATTCTACTGTTCCCGGGTCTTGGTAATGGATGTGTTATCGACTCCAGCGATACCGCCATCTCTGGAAATACTCGTTCTATGCCCTACAACGACCACGGACGCTTTAGCGACTCTCCCTACGGGCAGATTTCAGCGCCCATTCACAAATGGCGCATTGTCTCACAGGCTCTCAAGATCACCTTGATCAACAACTCCGACGAGAACGATGGATGGTTCGAGGCAATTCGTGTACAAGGCTCCGATGATTCTGGGTTTGGTCCTGCTGAAATAGACGGCGAAGACGGTGTCTTTATCGGTGCCTCTACCGCTGGCACTTTGCCGGCTCTGTCTTCCAGCAATCTTGTCGAACACCCGACGTATTGCACTGGAAAGCTTCGTGACATTCACAAGTACCTCTTTCATCTCATGCCTCAGGGCAATGACCACGATTTCAATATTATTCCTCGTGCAACGACCTTGGAGTTTGCCGGTCCCAACCTGGACAACGAGAACTATGATATGGTCTTCATTCGTGTCCATGGTCGCAGCGGGTCAGCATCTCCAACTCGTCTGATGCTTCACGTCGTGTCGAATCAGGAAGTCGTGTACGACGAAGGTTCCTTCATGACCCGCTATCACTCTGAATGCCAAGGAAACAAGCGCAAGTTTGACTCGGTCCGCGAAAGCCGAGTTGAAAGCGGAGAGAACACTCGCGCTGGAAAGGTCATAAAAGCGCGAATGTATCAAACTGCTGTCTCTGGCTAATGTCGTTTGAATCTCAAAAGAAGAGGGCTCAAACCCTTACTAACGCCTATCAACGTAACTACGATTGGAATAATGGCGTTTCTGGTCCCCAACGTTCCACACCTGGCATTACATATGGTTCTAAGTTCGCTGATTATCAGCTAGAAAAAGGCTTCAATTCTGCGTATAAGTCTCCTAAAGGTTACGCTATTCGTAAGAATCCCATCTCTCGTAAAAACGAGATGTACGTTCGTGGTACGACTCTTAAAGGGTTCGGGCGCGAATGGATCTCAAACGGTCTTGAAGCCCTGCCTCGCGGCGCCGCCGCCTTGTTAGGTCTAAGTGCTGCTCAATCATTCTCTCTGCGAGCAAGGCGAAGGCATGCATCCTATCTCGATTCCGTTGCAATGCGGAACGGTGTTGATGCGGTTCTAGGACATTCTCGGGGCGCTGCAGTAGTGTCGGATATGACATTCTCGAAGCGCAAGGTTGGAGTTGACGGTGCTATGTTGTTAGCCAAGAAAGGGCGTCGTGGGTTCACGAACTACCGTCAGTCTCAACCCTTTGATGCTCTTATCGGTCTTGGTGCTGGCAAGACGAAGAAAGTGAGAGGACCGTGGAATCCGCGGTCCCGTAGGTTCCATAAAGCATACCTTCATTAGTGTTCTAATCACGACTGCGAATTCTCGCATGTTCCTAGACGTGTGTTCTTTAGTGTTCTAATCACGACTGCGAATTCTTCTGGGTTCCCAGCCGCGCAGCGAGTCGAATCTGGAGGAGGAGATCCCCGCGTGAGCGGGGTCGACGACGACCACACAAGTCGTATCTCCAAGCATGTCGAAAGCGAAGAACTGGTGCTTCACCCTCAACAACTATGACGCTGAACGACTGGTTGTCTATGCTACACATTTTGCTCGTGGAGGTGTTAAGTATCTTGTCTATGGTCGAGAGGTTGGTGACTCTGGCACTCCTCATCTCCAGGGGTTTATCAGTTTCTCTCATCGCAAGTCCCTTCTCCAAACCAAAGAGTTCTTAACTGGTGCGCCTCATCTTGAGATTGCCCGTAACCTCCCTGCTGCTGTTGAGTATTGTAAGAAGGAAGGTGATTACGAGGAGTATGGGGAGATGGTCTACAACGACGGGAAGCGATCGGAGCTTGACCGCTTTAAAGACTCTGTCCGCGAAGGTTGCTACGACATGAAGACGCTCCGTGACATTCACAGCAACGTCTGCGCACGCTACCCCAACTTTGTCCACGATTTCGTGAAGGATCATGAGCCCATGAAGGAGGTTCAGGAACATGAGTTGCGCGATTGGCAGTCGCAGGCAAAGGCTATCCTTGACTCCGAACCCGATGACCGTACGATCCATTTTGTTGTTGACACTGCTGGTAATTCTGGAAAGACTTGGTTTGCTCACTGGTATTGTTCGAAACATGAGGATGCTCAGGTAATTGTACCTGGGAAGAAAGCGGACATGGCTTTCTGCCTGGACCCGACGATGCGTGCCTTTTTTGTGGACGCGCCGAGGTCGAAGCAGGGCGAGTACATCCAGTACGACTTTTTGGAGGAAGTAAAGAACGGTTTTGTCTTTTCCCCGAAGTACCAATCAAGAGTGAAGCGCCTTAAAAAGTGCCACCTGTTTGTTTTCATGAACGAGGCGCCCGATATGACCAAGCTCTCTGAGGATCGTTATAATTTAATTCAGGTATAAAATGTCTGCTCGCCGCGCTCGTGATCTTCTTCTTATCACCCAGTATGAGCTCGCCTCCCAATGTCTCATCGAACTCCGAGAGATTCAAGACACCCGAGGTCGTCGCATTGATGGTGACGCTCTGCGTCTCGTTGGTCGTGCTTATCGTTCTATCCGGCCTAATCTTAGGGCAGGTCTCACGCTTCGACACTCAACCCGCGCCCGCGCTGCGTTCATCCGCCTCTGCGTCCACCTGGGCGTCGACCGCAGCTACTTTGACACCGACACCCGACTTTAACGACTACGACGTCACGGTGTATGATGACGTCAATCCCACGTATGGATATCCTTAACCCTGCTGGAGGCCCGGGGTGGCTAAATACAGTATTACAGCCACCCTGGGCCGGTCCTCCCCACTCTCCGGCCCACTCTTAAAAAAATTATACTTTAACCTCCACGTTAAATTAACTACCTGCGAATGCAGTATAAGTTCCTCCGAACTTGAACCTTATCTGAGTTGTTCCATCCCCGATATCGTGGAACGTCATGCCGATCTTCTGTCTTCGTAAGAAAGGCCCTGTGTGCCCCACTAGTCCCTCGTAGCAGAGGAAGACTGCGATGGCTCTGGCCAACTTGATACTCCATGGAATGTTAGTGTTGACCCCCCCGAGTGCTTCGTTAGTAGATTCACGTACTGTTGTTCTGGGCAGCAGCGCGTCTCCAAAGTACTGGGTGTTCCCCAATTGATCGGCTGGAATTGGTACGAAGGTTGCCCCGCAGTGCGGGTTTGCGTTTGGACACGGCCCGTAAGGGAGTGTTCCATTTCCTGCGTACGAGTTCCATTTGTTTGTCCATCGCCTTTCGGTTGACCACTGTGCTTCTGCATAGAGTCGTAGCGATGGCTGAATTGGAGGGATTCCAAATAATGCTCTGAAGTGGTTGACCACTTTGACGTTCCACAAGTCTATCTCGCTTGCTGTTGGCAAGACCGGATTTGCGAACGGCGGTTCCGCTTCGTACAATTGGCGTAGCCCCCTCATCGTGTTTGATGTGGGGAACACCCAGTTGCATATCTGCGCTTTGGTTTTACCTGTCACGTCGAATGGAGTTCCATCCCACGTAGCTGCCGCCCACTGTGCTGGTGTAATCCACCCAATCCCTGCTGGTGCATGACTTGTTACAGACGGCACCCCCGCTATTGTGTCCGCCCTTAAGTTTCGCCTTCCACCTGCCGTTAAATACGGTGTAATCAGAGGATCACTGCTGTCCGACCCACGCGCTGCATTAGGCGTTGTGTACCCCCTCAAATTACCTGGCGGGTTGTAACCGTTATACGTTTCGTTTTCCGTATCAGGAGTACCTCCGTCATCAATAGGCCCTTCCGGCATAGGCGGCCCTAGCTCTGTTCCAGTCCGCGTTTTGGACATTTCGTCACCGCGCTCGCTGTCATCGTCGCTATCAATGTATTGGTGCCATAAAAAGCCCCGGTAGTACATCGACATGCCTCGATACACTTCTCGTCGATTGATGTCTGGTAGGCGTACCTATGCGCGCCGAACTGGTCGATATTATGGTCGTCGCCGCGGCTTTCTTCCTACTGGTCGTATAGGAAAGAGCCACATTTCTGCGTGTGCCGCGGTTTATCACAACCCGTTTTCCACGGCCACGACGAACCCTAAGATCCCTGATGGCAAGGTCTATGCTTCTACTGGCATCCGCCTTCAGAGCGTTGCTGAATTTGCCAATGACTCCACGGAAAACATGGACATTCTCTTGTTTCCGGGACTTAATAATGGATGTGCCGTTACGTCTGTCGGCGTTGGTGGAACCAATACCCAGAGTTTGCCCTACCGCGACCATGGCATGTTTAACACTGGTGCGTTGCCTCAAGGGCAGCTTGGAGCTTCCATCCACAAATGGAGGATTGTTTCACAAGCTTTGAAGATTACTCTTGTTAACAACTCCGACGAAAATGACGGTTGGTTTGAAGCAATCCGTGTACAAGGCTCTGCCGATTCTGGGTTTGGCCCTCAAACACAAAGTGATGGGATCCCACCTGGAGTGTATGTCTCCGGATCAGTTAACGGAGTTCTTCCTGCAGTTGCAGCCAACAATATGGTTGAACATCCAACCTATGTGACGGGCAAGCTTCGTGATATCCATCGTTATATGTTTCACCTCATGCCTCAAGGCAATGATCACGAATTCAATATCATGCCTCGCACTGTGGAGACTGACGAAGAGTTCGTACAGTCTTGCCTCGATAATGAGAGCTATGACTCTGTCTTCATCCGCGTTCATGGTAGGGCTGGGGCTTCCCCCACCCGTCTCATGTTACATGTGATTTCCAACCAAGAGGTTGTGTACGACGAAGGTTCATTCATGACGCGTTATCATTCGGAAGCCCGAGGAAACATGGCCTCCATGGCCCGTATTAAAGCCAGTCGGCAGAACAATCCTGCCAATACGACTGCTGCTCTCATTCCTATGGCTCGGCTGCAACAAGCACGCTGGGGATGAGCTTTTATAATCAAACGAAACGGGCTCAAACCCTCACTAATGCGTATCAACGCAATTACGATTGGTTGTCTGGTTCCGGCCCTGTCCGTGACCAGGAAGCCATTACTTATGGTTCTAAGTTCGCTGACTATGAGTTAGAGAAAGGATTTGAATCTGCATATGCTAATAAAGATGGTTACGCTATTCGTAAGAATCCAATATCTCGTAAGAACGAGATGTATGTCCGTGGAACTAATCTGAAAGGGTACGGGCGCGAATGGCTCTCAAATGCCCTTGAAGTCCTTCCTCGCGGCGTCGCCGGCGTCCTCGGTTTATCTGCGCCTCAAGAGCTCTCTCTACGAGCAAGGCGAAAGCATGCATCCTATCTCGATTCCGTTGCAAGGCGGAACGATGTTGATGCGGTTCTAGGACATTCTCGGGGCGCTGCAGTAGTGTCGGATATGACATTTCGGAAGCGTAAGGTTGGTGTTGATGGTGCGATGATTCTCGCTAAGCGCGGCCGGCGTGGGTTTACCAATTATCGGCAGACACAACCGTTTGATGCTTTTATTGGTATCGGTGCTGGCAAAACCAAAAAAGTGAGAGGGCCGTGGAACCCACGGTCTCGTAGATTCCATAAAGCGTATCTTCATTAGTTCTTTAGTGTTCCCAAACGTGTGTTCTTTAGTGTTCCATACACGACTGCGAATTCTTTTGTGTTCGAGACACGCGATGTTTGTACTCAAGTCGAAATTGGAGGAGGAGATCCCCGCGTGAGCGGGGTCGACGACGACCACACAAGTCGTAACTCCAAGCATGTCGAAAGCCAAGAACTGGTGCTTTACCTTGAACAACTATGACGCTGAACGACTGGTTGTCTATGCTTCGCACTTTGCTCGTGGAGGTGTTAAATATCTTGTCTATGGCCGAGAGGTTGGTGACACTGGTACTCCTCATTTGCAGGGGTTTATCAGTTTCTCTCATCGAAAGTCCCTGCACCAGACCAAAGAGTTCTTAACCGGCAACCCTCATGTTGAGATTGCTCGTATCCTCCCGGCTGCAATTGAGTATTGCAAGAAGGATGGGGAATACGAGGAGTACGGTGAGATGGTGTTTAACGACGGGAAGCGATCGGAGCTTGACCGTTTCAAAGACTCTGTGAAGGAAGGTTGCTATGATATGAAGGTGCTTCGTGAGATTCACAGCAACGTGTGCGCCCGCTATCCCAACTTTGTCCATGATTTCGTGAAGGATCATGAGCCCATGAAGGAGGTTCAGGATCATGAGTTGCGTGATTGGCAGACGCAAGCAAAGGCTATTCTTGACTCCGAGCCCGATGACCGTACGATCCATTTTGTTGTTGACTCTGTTGGGAACTCTGGAAAGACTTGGTTTGCTCACTGGTATTGCTCGAAACATGATGATGCTCAGGTAGTTGTACCTGGGAAGAAAGCGGACATGGCTTTTTGCCTGGACCCGACGATGCGTGTCTATTTTGTGGACGCCCCGAGGTCGAAGCAGGGAGAGTACATCCAGTACGACTTTTTGGAGGAAGTAAAGAACGGCTTCCTGTTTTCTCCCAAATATCAAAGCCGCGTGAAGCGATTGAAAAAGTGTCATCTCTTTGTTTTCATGAATGAGGCGCCCGACATGACAAAACTCTCTGAAGACCGTTACAACATAATTCAAGTCTAATGGCGGATCGCTATCCTTCTCGTGCTAGAGCTTTACGACAACGTAGACGCCGATATGTCTCAAACGACACATACCTCGGCCGAATCCCAATCGTCCACGCCCTCTTCACAGAGCTCCACCGAATCGGCCCCCGTGCGCGAGCAAATCTTCCAGTATCTCGTCCTGATCTTGCTGACCTTGTGCTTCGCGCTTACCTTGACATCCGTCCTCCGATTGTCCCAAGAGACCGAGTCCCCCGCGTCCGTGAGAGGTTTCGGAACGTCCTCATCGGTAATGGGGTACCCATCCACCTTATCTTTTAGTCCGACACCAGATTTCAGTATGTACGAAGTGTACGAACCTTAACCCTACTCGAGGCCCAGGGTGGCTAAATACAGTATTACAGCCACCCTGGGCTAGTCCTCCCCACTCTCTAGCCCACTCTTAAAAAATTATACTTTAACCTCCACGTTAAATTAACTACCTGCGAATGCAGTATAAGTTCCTCCGAACTTGAACCTTATCTGTGTTGTCCCATCTCCGATGTCGTGGAACGTCATACCGATCTTTTGTCTTCGTAAGAAGGGTCCTGTGTGCCCAACAAGTCCTTCGTAGCAGAGGAAGACTGCGAGGGCTCTGGCCAACTTGATACTCCATGGAATGTTAGTGTTGACCCCCCCGAGTGCCTCGTTAGTAGATTCACGTACTGTTGTTCTGGGCAGCAGCGCGTCTCCAAAGTACTGGGTGTTCCCCAATTGATCGGCTGGAACGGGTAAGAAAGTTGCCCCGCAGTGCGGGTTTGTGTTTGGACACGGCCCGTAGGGGAGTGTTCCGTTTCCCGCGTATGAGTTCCACTTGTTTGTCCATCGCCTTTCTGTTGACCATTGTGCTTCCGCATAAAGTCTTAGCGATGGTTGTATTGGAGGTATTCCGAACAATGCTCTAAAGTGGTTCACCACTTTGACGTTCCACAAGTCAATTTCACTCGCCGTTGGCAATACTGGGTTTGCGAACGGTGGTGTTGCTTCATACAATTGACGTAACCCCCTCATTGTGTTTGATGTTGGGAACACCCAGTTGCATATCTGGGCTTTTGATTTTCCCGTCACATCGTAAGGAGTTCCGTCCCATGTTGCTGCTGCCCACTGTGCTGAAGTAATCCATCCAATTCCTGCCGGAGCATGACTTGTTACTGATGGTACCCCTGCTATCGTGTCGGCCCGTAAGTTACGCCTACCACCTGCCGTTAAATACGGTGTTACCAAAGGATCGCTGCTGTCGGATCCTCGCGGTGCGTTGGGTGTTGTGTAACCCCTCAAGTTACCCGGTGGGTTGTACCCGTCATATGTTTCATTGTCTGTGTCCGGTGTCCCACCATCGTCAATTGGACCACCTGGCAATGGCGGACCTAGCTCCGTTCCAGTCCGTGTTTTAGACATCTCGTCTCCGCACTCGCTGTCACTGCCGGAAGACACATATTGGTAATATTCATAATATTTCACCATGGCCTATTATTCACGCCGTTTGATTCCAGGTAGACGAACGTATTCACGTCGTCGTACTGGCCGGTATAGGCGAGGCGCGTATCGGCGTGGTTTTGTGAGTGCTGGTCGCGTCGGCAAGAGCCACTTTTCGGCCTGTTCAGCTGTTTATCACAACCCGTTTTCTACGGCTACGACTAATCCAAAGATCCCTGATGGCAAAACTTATGCCTCCACCGGTTTACGTTTACAAGCTGTGAAAGAAGTAGCCAATGACGCCACTGGCCCTATTGATATTCTACTTTACCCTGGTCTTGGATGCGGCTGCATCATCGATTCAACCGAGACCTCAACGGAAGGAAACACTCGGTCCATGCCCTATAATGACCATGGCCGATGGGATCCAGATTTGCCCGGAGGACAAATATCCGCGCCTATCCACAAATGGCGTATTGTCTCTCAAGCTTTGAAGATTACCCTCATCAACAATTCTGATGAGAACGACGGATGGTTTGAAGCCATCCGCGTTCAGGGTTCAGATGATTCTGGCTTTGGGAATGTCCAAGGTACAACCGAAACAGGCGAAGGCCAATTTATTGGAGCGAGCACGCCTGGCACTCTGCCGGCTATGACATCCCAGAACCTTGTTGAGCACCCCACCTATTGTACTGGGAAGCTCCGGGACATTCACAAGTACCTGTTTCATCTTATGCCTCAAGGCAATGACCACGACTTTAACATTCTCCCACGAGAGCTAACCAGCACGACCTTTGCTGGTCCCAATCTTGACAATGAGAATTATGACATGGTCTTTATCCGTGTCCACGGCCGTGCCGGTTCTGCATCGCCTACTAGGCTCATGCTTCACGTCGTGTGCAATCAAGAGGTTGTTTACGACGAAGGGTCTTTCATGACCCGTTACCATTCTGAGTGCCAAGGAAACAAGCGCAAGTTTGACTCGGTCCGCGAAAGTCGTGTTGAGAATGGTGAAAACACCCGAGCTGGCAAAGTCATAAAAGCTCGGATGTATCAAACTGCCGTTTCAGGCTAATGTCTTTTGAAACGCAGAAGAAGAGAGCTCAAACTCTCACCAATGCTTATCAACGCAACTACGATTGGTTATCTGGGTATGGTCCCGTTCGTGGACAGGAACCTGTCACCTATGGTTCCAAGTTCGCTGACTATCAGTTAGAAAAAGGTTTTAACTCTGCATATGCCAATAGTAAGGGTTACGCTATCCGTAAGAACCCCATCTCGCGTAAGAACGAGATGTACGTTCGTGGCACTAATCTGAAAGGGTACGGGCGCGAATGGCTCTCAAATGCTGTTGAAGCCCTTCCTCGCGGCGTCGCCGGCGTCTTCGGTTTATCTGCTGCTCAAGAGCTCTCTCTACGAGCAAGGCGAAAGCATGCATCCTATCTCGATTCCGTTGCAATGCGGAACGATGTTGATGCGGTTCTAGGACATTCTCGGGGCGCTGCAGTAGTGTCGGATATGACATTCCCAAAGCGTAAGGTCGGAGTTGATGGAGCTATGCTTCTTGCAAGGAAGGGCCGTCGAGGGTTCACTAACTACCGTCAGTCCCAAGCGTTTGACGCTTTCATCGGTATTGGCGCTGCCAAGACGAAAAAAGTGAGAGGACCGTGGAACCCACGGTCCCGTAGATTCCATAAAGCGTATCTTCATTAGTTCTTTAGTGTTCCCAAACGTGTGTTCTTTAGTGTTCCATACACGACTGCGAATTCTTTTGTGTTCGAGACACGCGATGTTTGTACTCAAGTCGAAATTGGAGGAGGAGATCCCCGCGTGAGCGGGGTCGACGACGACCACACAAGTCGTAACTCCAAG